GTATCTGGAGATATTAGAAGTGGTTTTCCGAATTTAGCTACTGCTAGTAATTCATTATTATCATTATATAATCCCAATGTTGTAACATAAGGATTAAATGATGAACTAGTAGCGAATCCATATAAAGATCCACTTTCGTCTGATTGTATAGAAGGATTATAACTTAAATTAAATTCACTTTCCTTAACAACGCAGCGAACTTCATTTTCATAAATGATATGCTCATTTTTGAATGATAAATTAAAAGGTCCTATATTAGTTATTGCCATATTATTTTATTAACAAGCCGGGTAATAAGGTGTAGATGAATTTATATAATAATAACCAATTGTTTGTTCCGTACAATCAGGGTAAACTTGTAATGATGTATAAACGTAAGAATCTGAAATAGATGATCCAGAATTAATTGTAAATATTTGATTAAATGTACTACTACCACCTCCAGCATAATTAATTAGGTATGTTACTGTTATTGTAGTTGTTGAAGTAGCATTAATTGGGTCTCCATATTGATCTTTTAATACAAAATAATCTGTATTTGTTTGTTCTGTTTGGAATTGTTCTTGACCATTAATCCAACAACTTACAGTACTAGTACCAAATGAACCACTAAGTACTAAACAAGTAGGAACATCCATTGGGGATGGAGTAGGTGTTCTAGTTAAGGTTGGGGTTGGTGTTCGTGTTGGTGTGGTAGTAATACTTGGTTGGTTTGTTGGTGTAATAGTAATACTAGGAGTAATTGTTGGGGTTCTAGTTACACTTATAGTTGGAGTAGGAGTTAATGTTGGGGTTATTGTTATTGTTGGGGTTAATGATGGTGTTGTAGTTATAGATGGTGTTCTAGTTGGAGTTGGGGATGGATCAACAATACTAACTGTGGAAATATTATCACAACCATTTGCTTTATTTTTTAATACAACAAATGAAGAACTATCAGGAGTTGTAATCATATAACCACCTAATAAACTTCCACTATCAATATTACTTAACAGAAGATTACCCGCACTTACTGAATCCAAGTAAATGTCAAAGGGACCGGGTGTTGTTCCTGATAGTGTTAATAAAAAGCTCTTGCTCATCTATTGTATAAATATTTTATTTATTAATTTTTATTTTAGTAGAATTATTTAAATATAACTTAAACATTGAGTTTTATATGTTAAAAATTCTTCTTCAGTAGCATCTACAAATTTACCTTGATTATACTTGGTAACTGTTATGTCATTAAATAATGGGGAGTTATTATAATCATGTCTTAACATAAAAGCTCCTTCTCTAATAGTTACTAGAGTTAATGATTCATTATCAGTATCTACTTTTACTACCGCATTTTCGTTTTTTAAATATTTTATCATAATTTATTATTTTTAATTAAAAGTTAACAAGGGAAACATGTTCCACATCCACCAATATACGTACAATCACATCCAAATCCACAATCACAACAATCGGCTGGTGGTGGTACAAAAACAGATGGGGAAGGTGTTACACTAAGTGTTATGCTAGGTGTTACACTAGGTGTTAAGCTAGGTGTTACACTAAGTGTTATGCTAGGTGTTACACTAGATGTTCTAGTAGGAGTTATAGTAATACTTGGGGTAATACTTGGAGTAATACTTGGAGTTAAGCTAGGTGTTCTAGTTACACTTACTGTAATACTTGGAGTAATACTAGGTGTTTGTGTTGGTGTAATTGTAATAGAAGGTGTTATGCTAGGTGATATACTTGGAGTTAAGCTAGGTGTTCTAGTTACACTTACTGTAATACTTGGGGTTACTGAAGGTGTTGTAGTAGGAGTTGCAGTAGGAGTTACTGAAGGTGTTGCTCCTGGAGAAGAACTAACAGTAATTGATGGTGTTGTTGTTGGTGTTTGGGTTGGACTTATTGTTATACTTGGTGTAATTGATGGTGTTGATGTTGGGGTTTGTGTAGGTGTTGGAGTAAGTGTTGGGGTTTGTGTAGATGTAGGAGTAAGAGTTGGTGTTTGGGTAATGCTTGGTGTTATAGTAGGGGTAAGAGTTGGTGTTTTCGTTGGAGTTAGAGTAATGCTAGGTGTACTAGTAGGGGTAAGTGTTGGGGTTTGTGTTAAAGTTGGAGTAATACTTGGTGTTGGAGAAGGGGATGGATCTGGTACTCTTACTGCTGTAAATGTAAAATCACAATCAGGATCAGTTATATTAACTCTAATTTTTGCTTGATTACTTATTAAGTCAGAACAATCATTACCTAAATCAGCAGCAACTGTATAATATGTTTCATACAAACCAACTACACTAGCTGTTACACTACCAGTACCATTGGATTGAATATTAAAGGCAGATGATTGACTACCAGACAATATTATTGAAGAAGGTATTAATGTACCACTTCTAGCTACATCATTATCTAACGGAGTAATTGGTTTTTGTGGATCACTTAATTTATAAGTATAATTATCATTATTAGCTAATGGAGGTAATGGGAACATTAACTGATAGTTTTGATCAGTAATAACTCCTATACCATGAGCATAAAATATATTTCCAATATGATCAGATCCAGTTATAAATTCTGAGAAGTATCCTCCAGAAACATAACTAGCACTAACATACTCACTACTAATAGCATTAGCAATATCAAATAAATTTCCTTTACCATCATCAACAACAAAATAAACTGATGATGATAATATAAAATTATAAGGTAATATTTGTGAACCAAATATTCCTTGGTTAATGGCTAATACACGAATACCTTCTAAATTTCCTGATGGGAAATTTTTAATTAATGCAGGATTTTCGTTGTAATTAAAATAGGATTGAGTACGTCTTTGTTCAGATGCTGATTCATAAAATATTGAATTAGCTAAAGAAGAGGTGTTTAATAAACTCCCACTATATGATTGATAAAATAAATGATTAATAGAATTATATATTAATCTTTCATATTGTCCATCTGTTTCAGGATCAGTATCAGGATTAAAGCTACTAGTTAATTTAGTACCTTTATAGATTGTTATGTAAGAGTCATCAGTTGGATAAGCACAAAAATTTAAGTTCCATTGTTTATTAGCAGCATATGGTACTATCGTAACATCTGAAGAGTTTAGTTTTTTGAATGATGACATACATATTAATAATCTAACTTAACTCGAATAAGGGCTTCTTTTGTAAAATCTTTAACTAATGGTTTAGATAATTTTGCTACAGCTAATAATTCATTATTATCATTATACATACCTACTGTAGTAATGTATGTTTGTGGGTTATTAATTAATGTTGTATATAATAAATTTCCATTATCATCTATAATAGATGGATTAGTAGTATAATTAAAATCACTATTTTTTACACGAGTAAAGAAGAAACGAGATGAAACAGTTTCTTGAGACTTTAATTGAAAACTACCTGAATTTACTCCATAACTTCCTGATGATATAGATGTAAATAATCTTAAATGATTATTATTACCAGTAGCAGGTCCTATAGAAGATGATATAGATGAACTTGGATTTAATACTATAATATCTAAATCAGGAAAAAATAAACCATAATAAACAGTATCAGACATACTTCCACTACCATTACTACCACTTATAATATTATAATATCTATTTTCACCAATAAAACGAGTTAAATTAGTAGTACCACTATCATCAGTTAAATTAAATGTTCTACTTCCACTAGTTAATTTTAAATTAAATGATCCAGGTAATAAAGATTCTTTGTATCTTGCTCTAGAAATATTAATTATAAAAATTTCATTTGCGGTTGTATTACCACCATCAAAACTAAAATTAGTATTTTCAGTTCCATAAACTAAATTTCTATATTGACCATAAACTATTCTGCTTGGAGTTTTACCAGGAACAGAAGCATTTATAGGAGTAGATCCAGATCCATAAATTTGACCATATTGGATATCAAATTGAATAGCAGATCCTGAAGAGGTAGATCCTGTATTATATACATCTAAATAATATTCAGTATATCCACTGGCTGTTGCAAATGTAGATAAAGTGTAATTATCTCCACTCCATAAACCTTTAACAACGGTTTCTGCACTTATTACTGAATCTTCTGTATTATATCTTACAAATGACATATTTTTATTTTAAATTAGGTTGTTGATACTTTTTGTATATTTAATGGAATTGTTACTCTAGCTCCACTATCTCTACCAATAACTGTAATGGTAGTTGCTAATGAAGTCAACGTTGATCCAAATAAAGTATTGATTGTAGTACCTGTTATGGTGAACGAAGTACCTATTTGACTTAACGATAATACTGTGCCAGTAGTAGTATTTAAATCAGTAATACCAGTAGTTGTTGTATTAATACCTGTTCCTTGGAAGGTTGATAATAATCTACTATCTGCTACAGTAGCAATGTATCCATTAGCTTCAAAAGTACTTGTAGCACCTAAATAATTAAGTGTTTGAGGAGTAATAGTTAATGAAGCACCTTGTTTTAAAATAATGCTACTATATCCTAAATTAACTACAGGTAATCTACTTGTACCACGTGGTAAAGTTACTAATTTGTATCTCATTATTTGAGATTCATTAGGGAAAGCTTCAATTACGGGCATAGCCTCTATTGCTTCACCATAAAATGCTGAACCTGAAGGGTGTAATGGATTATACAAAGTATAATCAATTTCATCATCTGCTAATGAAAATTGAGTAATTTGAAAAGAACCATCATTACGTGCTAATAATTCACGTCCTTTTGTGGTTAAAATAGCATCTACTGTTACTGTGCTGTTGTTTAATATTGCCATATTATTTTATGTATATATTATAAATATATTAAGATTAAAAATTTTTATGATTTATTTTATTTAACTAACAATATTTCCTTGTTGGTCAGCTAATAATTTTAGTTTTACTTCTTTTGTTATTGTATCTATATTATTTAATACATCAGGATGTAAATTTTCTGGGATTACAAATCCATATGATGTATTTCCTAATGGTTTTCTAAATTTAGATAAAATATTAGTTTCATCTTTTACTTTTTTAAGAAAAACAAATGAATAAATAGTTGAAGACATATTTGAAGGTATTGGTGGAATTACATTAAATTTAACAGCATCTGATGCATATTCTATATCATTAATTAAATATTCATTTACTACACTTCCTGATGCTTGAGTAAGTAAAATAATATCTCCCTTATTCATTTCAAAAGGATAATTTACATCTCCATATTGACTGTATAATGAATTAGTACCATATAATGAACCTGTTGGTAGGAATGTAAAATTAGGACCATAAATAGATGCTAATCTATTACTTTTACCAGTAATATCAACTGTATTTTTCTTAGTGTCAAACCTTAAAAAGGCACTAAATACTACAGGAATACCACCTTTTAAATCAACTCTTAAATTACCTCCTGGAAGTATTTCAATATTTGGAACTTCAGGTGTAAAACTATCCCCACTAAATAATAATTCAAAATATATTTGATTACCTTCAATTAAAGGAACATCTGTAGCTGAATATTGGATATCTACTGTTCTTAAACTATTATCATATATACCACTAAAATCTCCATTACTATTATCACTATAGAAAAATTGGTTAGTACCTTTAATTTTCCAAACTAATTCCTGATTGTCAGTAGGTGTATCAATAAAAATAGTACCATCTTGTCCTCCTTTAAAATTAGAACCTGGGTATGTTATTATATAAGGTTCAAAAACTGTTCCTGGATTAAGTGTATAACCAATATTGGTACTATTTCTATAATTATTAACACGAGTTTCAATAGTAGAAGTAAAACTACTTCTATTACTATCTGGTGCTGGTGGAAGATATCTAATAGGTTGAAATATGTAAGGAGTAAGTAAATAATATTGAGATGTTATAATTATAAAACTAATAGGCTCACCTATATCATTATTTGGAGAATTTGAATTTCTTACTCTAAAATATCCTTTAAATGTTCTTCCACTTGTATTTGTTGGATAATCTATTTTTATTTTAAAATTAGCTGTAAAACTATATTTATCTGTACTAGGAACAATATAATAAGATGAAGCTAGTGGAGAAGATACACCATTAAAATAAACAGTATCATTATATTCACCTGCTTTATATGGGGTATTTAAATCAAATAAATTATATGCTATATAATTTCCAACATCTGATGATTTAGCTATTGGGGAGAGATTACCAACAGCATTTATTTGAGTTAAATTATAATTTCCTCCTGAGGTTTTAATACTACCAGCATTTGGTATAACACTAAATACTTGATTAATAGTATTACCTACATAATCAAAACTTGCTGTTTTATCTTGTCTAGCAATATCAACACTACTAGCATTTGAAGCACTTAAAGCATAAAATACAGGTTCATATATATATCCACTATTAAAAATAGGTTTAACTCCATCTGTGGCTCTTTGGTTGTTAAATTTTTGATTATCAAATAATGTTATTGTAATATCATCTCCAGCAATAAATGTATTTTGAACTTCTTCCCAATGTTTATTTCGAGGATTTAATTCAGTTAAACCACCAAATTCATCTACTAAATATTTTATAGATATATCATTTCTTTGTGGGAGGAATTTATCTTGGATTATTTGAGTAAATAAACCTATTTTACGTACATATTTATCTATTGCTGCTGTTTTTCCAAATGATCTATCTCCTCCCCAAACAATTCCATTAGCAGATTCTAGTTTAGGGGTATAATCATTGTAAGTATAACTTATTACTTTACTTCCTTCATAACGAGAATTATTATATGTTGTTAATGATTGATAAGAATCTTGCAATTGAACTGGAGTTAGTATAGTTCTATTAGATAAGCTTCCTGTATTGTCTATAATATATTCAATACCTTGTCTTGTTAATGATAATCTACTACTAGTAACATTATTTAACATTACATTAAAGTTAGAATGATTAAATATATCTAAATCATTAGTTGTTAAACTTGATGTAGGATGTAAGTAATAATTACTATTAGCAGGTAAAAAATAATTATTATATATATCTATTTCACTACCACTTAATTCTCCTGTAAAAAATGCAGCTTTAAAACCAGTAAGACTATTGTATAATTGACCATATTGAGGACTAATTCCAGGACCATTATAATCAGCATCATAAACTACTTGATTATTAATTAATGGTTGTGCATATGATACTTTATTACGTTCTAATACTGGGGAATTTATAGTAACACCTGTTGATAAACTTGTTCTTGCAGGAACAAAGTCAGTTATCATTTTAAATAAAGCATTATCAAAAAATTGAATTAAACGAATAAATCCGTTATAATCCATATATGAACCAGTAAATCCACTATATCCAGGTACACCAGTTTCAAAATATAATTTTTGTTGAGTTTCTAAATCAGGATATACATTATCGTATTGTTGTCTAGGATCTCCTATATAATCATCTAAACTAAATGTAGAATTATTAGAAGCAATAGCTCCTGATATGTAAGTATCAATTTGTGTTTGTGGAGAAAATGATACATCTAAATAATTTAAATCATCATCTCTAAATTCATTAGATGATGTTGGAGATTGTTGCAAAGGAATAAATGCAGATAATACACTACCAGTAATAGTATTGTTTACTATTCTTACTTTTTCGTTATTATATCCTTTAAGTAATGAAGATTTAGTTCCACCACCAAATTCTTTAGTATTTAATATACTACCTGTAATACCAAATGTAGTAATTAATCCTTCAACACCAGCAACAGTACCTTTATTTTTTACTAAATAAGGTAAATTATGGTAAATACGTTTATATATTTCAGATAATAAATCTTTACGAGGAATATTATTTAAATAACTTCCAGTAGGACTAAAATTATCATCAAAAACAGCACTACCTGAATTAGAACCAATTAAAAATTGATCTAAGTCTTCACCACCTTGAGAATTATATAATTTAATACCATATGATTTTAAAACATGATATACTAAATCTTTAGATACACCTTGTTCTAAATTATTATTAGCATGATTAACATCAGTAATTGCTTTTAAGAATATCCAAATATTATCAAAATATTGGCCCATCATATTAACAAAAACTATATATTGATCATTAGAACAATCATCTAATATAAAGGAGGGTAATGTATTTTTTAATAAATTGACGTTATTATTATCATATGATTCTGCTGAACTAGTGTATGCATTATACCAATTTAATGCAATAGCACTTCCGGTAGAGAGTAAAGTATAAGGGAGTGTCGAATTTAATTTAGGCCAAGTATATGAACTTGATTCAAAATATAAATAATATTCAAATCCATCAAATTTAGAAACTATATCATTTATACTATTTCTAGATGAAGAAATTTCTAATTGAAGACTACTTGTTGTAACAATATTAGGAGTATAAATGTTTATAAGATTGTTATAATCTTCAATCTCTTTTACTTTAGTATAAAAATTTTCTAAACGTTGTTTAGAAGATCCAAAAAATGAAAACTCTGAAAAATTAGTATAATCTACATTTATATCAATGCTTTGAGTTGTAAGTAAATTTAATATTTTACTATATGAAGAACTTTGTAATGATTGTAAATTATTTAATAAATTATCATAATTTTGATATGATGTGGATATAGTTCCTTGTTGTTCAATAGGAATATTGAAATTAGGACCTCTTAATTGTAAACCGGGGGGAGCTAATATTAGAGTATCTAAATTAATATCAAAAGTATAAGGATCTACTTTTTCATCAACAACCCAAAGAGTAGTTTTTTCAACAATATTCTGTGGTAATGGTTCATATAATTTAAAATATATTTCATATCCAGAATCAAGTTTATTTAAAGCTACGTTAACTGTTAATACTTGTTGATTATTACCAAAATTTAATAGATAATCTACAAAATATATAGATCCACTTATTTCACTAACTAATGTATTAAAACCTTGTTCTATTTCTTCATTAGTTAATGTGGTAGATACTACTCCTATTTCTGTTCTATCTGAAGATATTTCTTTAATGAAGAAAGAAGATGTAGGAGAAGCTATTTTTTTTCTAAAAAAATTATATCTAACTGTAAATTCCCCAGAAGTATAACCATTATTTTGTAAATCTTGAACTGGGTCTATTTCAATAATAGGATATAATGATCCTGATTGGGTATTTGTATCAGAAACAATACCTACATCAGTTGAAGGGATAGAATTTGTTGTATTTGATGTAGAAGTATTAGGTAGTGGTGTTAAACTTGAATTTGATGGTAATTTAAAATCATTATAATCATATGTTAAATTTAATAAATTACCACCAGCATCATATATATAATATTCAATATAATCATTTTCTGCACCAAAATCATCTTGTATTTCTTTAGAAGAAATAAGTTTAGTATCTTGAATAGAATAACGTGAAATAGTTGAACTATTTAATATGTTACCTACTATTTGAATATTATTAGCCATTATTCTTTGTTAAATCGTTTATTATAGTTTGAGAATCTAATACTTCTTGTCTTAAAGTAGTAATTTCATCTAATAATGCTTGTAAATCGTCTTTATTAATTTGTACTCCTAAATACTCTGCTTCTCTTTGAAGAATATATTGATGAGAATTTATATCACCTTCTCTTGGGATTTGATTAAATAAATCATCATATAATTGAAAAAAATCATCTAAAGTAAAAGAAGGTTGTTCTTCTAATGATTGAGTATTAATTAATTGACTAAAATTAGTATCAACTACTTTAGTAAATTGATCTTTATCAAATACTGTTCTTTGAATAGGTATTTGTGACATTATCTTATAACTTTAAAATAATAATTATTATCTAATACTATTGTATTTCCTCCTACTATTGTTTTAATTAATAATTTATAATAACGTTCAGGTTCTAAACCATTTATATATAAATCAAAATAACTACTAGTTCCATCACAACTTATCTTAGTATAGTTGTCATCGTAATCTATAATAATTTCTTCAGTATCCAAATCTTTTAATGACCAATATGAAGAACTTGGTAAAGCATAATTTACTAAATTAAAAGAAAAAGATGAAGTACTATAAGTTCTTGGGGGGTATTGTGGTCTTACATTAATTTTAAAACGTTGGATTGAATCTTGTTGATATTTATCTTTATTATTACCTAAACTAATAGTATAAAGATTTGAATTCATTATTGGTAAAGAACCGGTTATATATACTGTATCATTCCATCTAATTTCTAAACATGGAGGATATATTGTATGTGTATTTTCTGAAAAGTATTTTAATTCAAATTTAGATTGAGTAGTAAATTCTGTTATTGGTGAATGTTTTATAATAAATCCTTCATTTAATATTGAACCAGAATACCATTTATTTACAGTAAATGTAGTTTTTATTTCAATATCTTTTGGAGTAATTGGTGTAAAAGATTGGGTTGATTCATAAGAACCAGTATACCATAAACCTCCTCCTGAATTAGATCCTGAACGGAATGAACCTGTAGTTAATGCTGGAAATGTTGTTCCTGTATACCAAACACTACCGCTGTTTTGATTTCTATATGACCACATAGCACCATCACTAGTGGCAGGAACATTTGCTAATCTTCCAGTTCCTTTTTCCCAACTTCCTGAAATTGGATAAGCATATAGTGTGTAATTTACAGGTATTGAAGAGGCATTTGCTAAATATAATTTTAAATAAGTATCAAATGCTTTATTTCCTACTTTATTAGTAATAACATCTGTAATTTGATCAGTTGGAAATTTTATAATACCTCTGGATACTTCATTAGTACTATTAATAGATTCAAAAGTACTAATTTCAATTATTTCATCTAATCCTGTATTTATTAAAGGATAAAATGAATATAAAGTAGCACTTTCTTCGGGAAATATTTTATATACAGCCATTTATTGTGTTTTATATATGGTATAAATATAGAAAGCCCCAATTTTTTATAATTGAAGCTTTCAAATATTATAATTAATTATTTTAAGATGCTACAACTCTACCTTGAATATCAGTATTTGGATATCTTAATTCAAATATTGAAGGATCTAATGATGGATATATATTACCATTTTTAGTAGCTCCTGATAAGTCATATCCATATTGAGAATATGTGTTACCTGTACTATCTTGTTTGTTAATAATTTCTACTTTAACTACTGATTGTACTCCTTGAACTTGTAATAATTTTGAATTAATTTCTGATAGTATAATTGGTTGATTTATTTGCCATTTTTCTGTGTTGAAATGATCTTGTAATATTAAAATACAATTAGTAACAACATCTTGATTATTATATCCGGATTGAACTGTAATATCAAAATTAACACCTATATTAATATAAAATGCATCTTTAATATTAATAGCATCAGTAATCATTCTATATTGATTTAAATAAGTTACTAAATTATTTTTTAATGTTGGTGAAGATGTTATTAACTGTTTACTTGAATTATATGCTAAAACATATAAATCTAATGCTAACGGATTTTTAGTAGATGTAGATGTTTCGGTAGTATTAGAACGTTCAAAATCTTGAGTTATATATACTTTGGCTATATTACCATAAGTTGAAGGTAAAGACAAAGTTCTTATAATATAATCATCTTTAGTAACGGCTCTATTTTGTGATGTAAACGAAAATAAAGCGTTATTTCTAATTTCTTCTATTTCATCACCATTTCTACCACCAATGGCTGGGGTTGGGTTTGTTGAAACAACACTTTCTAATATTGTAGTTGATATTTGACCACTAGGAGTACCATTTTTAAAATAAACTCCTGAGGTGTCTATTGTTGTTAAATCATTAGATGGTACGTTGGATGTGATACCACCACCTACTAAATATCTAACTTGTAATGTAACATTTGATGGAGCTAGACCATATTCTTTAGTAAAGAAAACAGAAGCTTTATTATAATTATCACTTAAATCAGATATTCCCGGTACTAATCCTAATTGAATATTATCAGGAGTTGGAATAATTTGATTATCTGTTGAATTTGATACACCAGCTCCAAATTCTAATTGTAAGGTATTATCAGATAATATTCTAGATACAAACCTTCTTGGGACTCTTTTTAATGTTAATAAATAAGGTACTTGATCAGTACTATAAGTTGGATTTGCAACTGCTTCAAATATACTTGATTGAGCTAAATAAGGTACTTCATACCATTTATTACTATCACTACCACTTACATCTAATATTTGTAATATATTAGTATCAGTAATTGTTGATATTTGAAATTTTTGTGGACTACCATAAGTAAAGGTAGTTGATTTTATTTCAGCAGATATAGCTTTTACAGATTTTTTAAATAAATAATAATTTGAATCTACAAAAGTAATTTCTGCAGAACCAGTATCAGTAAAATCAATTTTTTCAGTAGTAATAAAGTTAGTACCAGTACTAATAGATGTTATAGAGGTATTTTCTGGGATAATTAATCCATAAGTATTAAAATTAGGGCTACTTATACTGTTAATAATTTGTGATGGTACTAATTGATATATATCTACTGTTGTAGAAGAAGCGTACGATGATTTAGGTCTATAGCCAAATGCATAAGATAAAGCATATAAATTTTCTTTTTCTTTTGCATATAGTAAAAAATTCTCTTGTACTTGAGTATCTACATAAAACGACATTACATCTCCTACATAAGATGCCATTTCAATAAACATATTACCAGGAGATGCTTCTGAAAAATCATTATAAGTGGTTGGAAAATATGTTTTAGCATAATTAACCAAATTAGACTTAAAATCTGTAAATGTTTTATTTAGATATGATATATTTTTATCTGACATTTTATATGTTATTGAAATTGTATGAGTATTTGATCAGAGGTACCTGATATATTTAGTCTGTAGTTAACGGAAATAGAAACAGTATTATTATCTATTTGGTAATTACTATCATCTATATTAATATTAGTAATTGTTATTTCAGGAATATAAATATTTACTGTTGATAAAATTGTATTTCTTATATCATTTTTAATAACTTCTGTTAAAGGTTCAAATAATAATAATTTTAAATTTGAACCAAAACTAGGATTTAATATTCTTTCTCCTCTATTAGTTAATAAAACATTAATTAAATTCGATTTAATTTGATCTTTAGTACTATATGTTTTATTAAACAATTGATCAGTTCCACAAAGACCAAAAGGTAAAGCCACCCCAATTGCAATATTTTTTTGCAAATCTAAGGGATTAACACGTATTACCTGTGGTATTGCCATTTTATCCTAAGTTTTTTAAACCCGCTCTTTCTTGAGGAGTCATAGTAGCTGCAGAATCTGCTATAAATGCTAAATATGGATTCTCAGCATTTGTATCTACTTGTAAAGTACTATTTGATGAATTTCCATTAATATTTGAATTTTGATCAAATCCAAACATACTACCCATTTTTTCACGAATGTTAGTACGAACAGTCATAATATCATTACTTGTAAAGTTTAATGTTTGTGCTTCTTGAATAGGTTTTTGTTTTGGGGCCTCACTAAAAATAGTATTTAATTCTTCTCTTACCGCTTCGGCAACAGCTTCTTTAATTAGTTTTTTGAATAAGTCTACTTTCATACGTATAAATATTTTATCCTTGTAAATTTTGTTGATCTATTATTAATTTTAATTGTTCTACTAAATCTGGTGGGTCTAATGTAAAAGATAATTCACTTTTTAATACTTCAACTCCATCTCTATCAATAGCAACAGCATATCTTCGTTTTATTGTACCTCTAACTACTATTGCTTGTTGTGCTCCTAAAGTTTCTTCTTCTTTAATAGCGAATTTAAATCCTTTATATTCAGGGAATGTAGTAGAATTTATAGATGAAACTTGGTTTTGTAAGTTATTAATTAAATCTTGTAATTCACTATCAGATAAATTGTTTAAAGCAGCATTATCTAATAGATCATTTATATTTTGTAATTGATTTTTTAAATCATTTAAATCACTAAGTTGAGCATCTAATATACCTTGAAATATAGCAATTAGTACATTTAATCCATCTACTAATTTTCCAGCAGTTTCATATCTAAATCTAAATCTTTCTTTAGGGGGTGTTACAACATCAGGTGCAAATCCTGGGGGAGTAGGTATAGGTAATATTCTTTTAGCTAGTCTTAATACTATATTAAGTACAAATACTATTTTATTAAGATTAGAAATTATTTTTGTAAAAGATGCTAATTTTCTTTCATTATCATTTAATATAGATAATGTAGAATTTCTTAAAACTCTAGCATTATTTATATCTTGTTGAGTAACAGCAGCATCTATTACAGCATTAGTATTATCAACCAAATCTTGTAATTTTTTATTGTTATTTACTATTTCAAATAATAATTTAGTACCTTGAAGTGCTATTATTGGTGTAAGTGATTTACCAACATTTTTTAAAACTTTTAAAGATAAACGTTTTTTTTCTTTATTTTTTTTATTTCCAATCTGTTGTTTAAGAGAATTTATTTTTTTCTTTAATCTAGAATTGCTATCTTTAATTTTTTTATATGGATCATTTAATATATCCTTTAATTTTTGTTCTGTTTGGGTTTTTTCTAATTGTAGAGTAGATTTTTCTAGTTGGTAACTTTTATTTTCATTAGCTACTGATTGAGCATATTCTTCTGGTGTTAATGAAGGTTTTACTGGTTTAGGTGGATTAAATTTTAAGTTTAATTCTGCTAGAGTTTTAGCGTGTTTAACTTCTAGATCTAATGTCTTTTTTACTATTACTTGAATATCATTTTTAAGTACTTCAATTCTACCTAATGATGATGTTTTTAATTTAGTAACACTACTATTAATAATTTGATCTCCAAAAGCCTTAGGGTTAGATATTTGGGATAAAGTATTATTTATACTTGAGGGTATTAAAGAAGAAACATTAGTATTTCCAGCCATTATGAGGTGTAATTTTGTTTTGATAATATTTTTTCTAATTTACCTAATAAATTATTCACAGTAGAGGTAAGTTTAACTCCAGCAGTATTTATATCAACAAGTGGTGAACCTGCTGGTGGTGTTACTACAGATGAAGCTTCACTTCCAAAATCACTAAGGGCTTTCATTAAATCCGAAAGTAATTCTGCTGTTTTATTACCTAATAGTAATGGTTCGGTAGGTAAGGTTCCATCAGAACTAGTACCTATAAAATTTTTTGGAGAATTTAAATGAGTTCTTTCACCAGCATTTAAATTAATTACATTATTAGTGCTAAGTTCAATATTTGTTTTAGCAAACATCATTACTTCATCTTTTTTAGAATTAATTACAATTCTATCACTATTAAATAATAATTGAGGTTTACCAAAATATTTATTTACTTGAAGTGGTTTAGTAATAGGATTTAAAACATCATTTCTATCAGGAATTAAGGGTATTTGTTGGGTTGATGTACTATAAATTGAGGATAATTCTTTATTTATTTCCTCTACATTAGGTATATTAGAACCAGAATCTGTAGTTACATATCCATTAACTAATATAGTAATAGGGTCACCATCTTCTCCAACATCACTCCATTCATTTAAATTTAGTTTTGATTTTACAGTACTACCAAATCTTAATCCATTTCCTTTTCTTCCTTGATATATTCTATCTCCTTCAAAAGGAACTATTTTTCTAATATCATTATTTTCAATAAAAGTTTTTCCTAAAGAATCATTAGATAAAGAATTTTGTTGAGGATTATTCCATATATTAACAACTCCAGTATAATATTTTTGTTTAATATTATTACCTACTTGAGAAGCAGGAGCAGGTGCATCTATAATTTCAACTAATTCTCCAATTAATGGATAATTTTGATTATCATCACAAAATGGTTTTGCAACCACACATGATTTTAAATCAACACTATTTATGTCTAAGTTTTTAGATGATTCATAGTCCAAATAAAATATTGTACCAATACCCTCAAATCCACCCTCACTTTCAAATAATTCTTTTGTTGGAGTGTTAAAGGTAGTAATAACGCCAAATACTTTACCTATTTTAGCTGAATTTGGGGTTTGGGCATTATTTTTACCTATAGAAGAAACTATACCTGATAGATTTTCTCTTACTCTCATTATTGTTCTATTTGTTTTTGAACTTCGCTGGTTGTTTCTAGTAATTTTTGACCTTCTTCTTTAATATGATTTTGTTCTTCAAGTAATGCTTGAATTTCATCTGGATCAAAGAATGAATCATTACCATTAGCATTATTACTAGAAGCAGCACGTTGTGCAATACCTGCCATTTTAATTAATTGATCATTATTTTTAACATTAACATCAATTAAATCTTTAACCGTAGGCATAAGCATAACAGCAGAACCAGGATTATTAATCATTGGTTTTAATGCTTCAATAAGATCAGCGATTTGTTTATCGGTATCCTTATTGTTTTTATGAATTTGCTTAAATAAATCAGATAAGGATTTATCCCCAAAGAGATTTATGTCATCAAAATTTGTAGCCATATATTATATATTTATATGATAATAAATATGCGGAATATTTAAATTTTAATATGTCCGTATTTATAATATTCGTTATACAGTTTAATATATACTGTTTTTAGCTTTTTAGTAACTTTGGTGATTTGTGGGGTTGATGCATCCGTTATTTCACGAATGTATATATATAAAGCTTTTTTATTAAATATTTCTATTGATTCACGTTTACGGAATAATTCCATAATCGCGTCTGCTGTTTTAATATCTTGTTTTTTAGGAAATAATGTTACTAGATGTTTATCTACATATTGTACATATAAACCCATAAAATCTGTAGGATTGGTCTCATCAGCTGCTTCCTTTATAATATCATTTAATATTATTGGATCTTCTTCAATTTCCTCTATATCAGCTTTTTCCTTTAATTTCTCATAATTTTTCTGATTATAGATAATTAAGTATCGTTTTGCGATAGTACCGAAATAAGAATATGCTTTACCTTTACCCTGAGAGTATAAATGTAATTTTTCTAATAAGAATGTAACTACTTCATGTTTTAATTCCTCAATTGTATCTGAATCAGTATAATAGAATTTAAAGGTATGGATTATATTTTCTGATAGTTTATAGAAAGCATAACGGATACGTTCATTATATATTCTGTTACGTTTGGTCTCATCATCAGATGCTAGATATTCAATAATAGCATTCTCAGTATCTTGAGTAAAATATATTCTAGGTTCTTTTGGTTTACGTTTACGTATTTCTCCTTTTTTAGTTAAAGGAACTTTCCCAAATTCTTCATCTAGGAATTTATCAAGATCGAAATTTTCTTCGTAGTATATACTCATGTATTTTTAATTTACCGGAAGGTAAATAAAATTATTCAGTTATCCAAATATGTTAATTGTATAAAGAATTTAACGCGTCCTTAATTTCTTTAATATCATTAAATACTTCACCTAATTCTTCATCTCCTTCAACCCATACTTTTTCATCAATAGCAGATAATGAAGTAGTTAATTTAGAAAATAAAAAATCTAATGCATTAATTTGTTCTTGTTGTTGAACAAGAATTTGTTCTAATTGTCTATTCTTACGAATAATTAAAAAGATACCAATAGCCAGTAATTCAGCCAAGTGAATACCGGCAATCCATAAAGCAGTTTCCATAATTATTTAATTATCGTTGTGGTGCAAATTGTTGTTCAAAATCATCAGGTTCAACAGAAATTGTATCTTTAACAATTTCCAATTGTCCTTTTAATGCTTCAACAGATTCAAGAATAGAATCTTGTGACATTCCTCTGTTTACTTGTAATTGAATTCTGCTTAAGAGCGCTTCTGCTTGCTCTAATTTTTGCATAACATTATTTTTATATCTCATAAAATTTGTTTAAGTGAACTATTAGGGAGAAGTTACGAAAAATCTCTTAGTTCTCCAAGTGTTTTTGAATTTCTTCTTGAATTGTTCTTTTAATAACCTCTTTAATATCATTAATATCGGGAGATGATTTCAAAACGGCTTTAACTACTTCAACATCTTGTGGAGTAGTAACAGTAATTGTAAAAGTATTATTTATTTTATTATCTTTAATATCAAATGAATCAATTTGGAAACCCATTTTTTCCGCTTTATTAATAAAAGCAGCTTTATCTTCCATTTTAATAGTATATGTTTTTGGTAGGTTCATTTTAATAAGTTTAATTTACGGTAATAAATATATAAAATTTCCACTTATTGAGCAGTTTGTCATATCCCTAATATATCTATACGTATATACATACATACAACGTTTCAACAAACGAAACTAGCGCTATTGTATATGTAACGCATTATTCAATATGAGCGTTGTTTTCCGCGATGATTTTTTTAATGATTTTTTCGGCATGAGGTAACTTAACGTTAAATCCCTCTTTGTTAACACGATGAGAATGAAGAGCTTGATGAACGAGTGTCTCGATATGCTTAGGGGCTTTACATGGAAAAGTATTAACGATATGATAAGGAATAATAACTCCAGTAGCTGAATTAATTTCACGTACACGATCTTGAGGTGAACGATCAGTATAACCGATTTTTAGGATGCCTGGAGTACCTTTAGATTCGAGAATGTAAATAAAACCTTCGTTAAATGAAAGGTGAGCGTCAAAACGTTGACGCTCGATCCAATAATGTACGTGATGAGAAAAAGGATCGTTCTCATCGGGTGTTAAAGTAAAATGGGTATCTTTGGTTAACATCCAAGAGGATGGTTTAGGAAAAAAAGATTCCTTAGCTTGCTCGTGTGTAATACGTTTTTTTGACATAACTTTATTTTATTTAGAATCATATATACGCAAATTACCATCTGCGTATTCAATTTCAAGTGATTTTCCTTCGCTTCGTTTCCATTCGATCCATTCTTCAAGGTCTTCTATGAATACAAAATCGAATGAATAGTTACCATCTGCATCTAATATCCAAAATGCTCGTTTTCCGTAATCTTTAGTACCGTAATAATCTTGTTTTAATTTAATTGTTGTTGCCATAATTGTAAATGTGGTTTTAAATGTTTGAATTGTTTATGTTTAATAAAATATACGAGAGAAATTCTGACCAAGCCACATATCTAAGTATATACTTTTTCTATATCAAAAAGATCGTATAAGAGGAGATTTTGGATCTATGCAAAGTGGGGCAAAAGGGGTTATTTTGGAATTTAATATCACGATGTGGAGACGACCGACGGATGGATGGGAACGATGGTGAATGGTTGGACGATAAAACGTGGTAACGTGACGTGGCGACGTGACGTGGGTAGTATATGCGTATATACTGTCGATGTGTAAAGGTTGTGTTCGTGCTATGAATACCATAGATTGTTGTGCAACATCCACGCCCCATCGATGGACCGCAATTACCGTGGGAGCAATCCGCGCACATCCCGCTACCGGGACGCTATCAACGATAGGTTTTTTACAAACGCGGCTCTTTTGTGCAAACGCTAAAGTTTGTGTCATCTATGTCCTCCTGAATAATATCTATCATCTCTCGCGTCCATTGTATCTCTTGCTCGAGTTTGTCCAATCGTGCATGTAGATCGGTAAGTGTCCATTTCTCGTCCATATTAGCGTTTATTTTTGGTCATGTGAATGAATATGGTGATTTTGATTGCTAGGACCACCATCATGATTAGTCCTGCTATTACTATGTTACGTTCCATATTATTTAGTGGCTAAATCGATTTGTACTAGTAATTGTTCTAATTCATAACGTTCAGACAGATAATATTCTAAATCATCATGTCTACAGGTTATGATTAGTTGTTTTGTCATTTGGTCTAGCATAC